CTTTTAAAGCTGCTAATCCCAACGCTACTCCAGAACAAATAGAAGAGTTTTTAGAGGCAAACGAACTAGAGTTTAAGGGGACTGGATTTGATGAAGAGGCTGATGATCTAGACGCAATGTTAGACTTGTTGGGTAAGGACGATGAACTAGACGAAATTAAAAACAAATCTTTTGAGACTCCTGACGTGGAAAGTGGTAAGGAACTCAAAAGTAAATCTAAAGAAAAGACTACCGCTCCTATAACTACAAATTTAAAGTTACCGACAGGGGGTTTGTTTACACCTAAAGATGCACAAAGCAGACCAAAAACAAAGTCATTACAAACACCAACAGGTAAAATTAAACGTATTATTGATGACGCACCCACAGTAAAAACTAAAGAGTTAAAAGATATTTGGGAAGCGGAACGATCTAAGTTACTTGCTTTAGTTGAACAGAGAAACAAAGAGTTTGGAGTTATTCTCTAATGGAAATTAAAAATAGAGTTGCCGGTAAAATTGTTAAAGTTGAGCCTAAAAAAAGAATTACAAACAAAAAAAAGAAAGCTCGACGTGTTGCTAGACGTAGGATGTATTCGTAATGCCTAGAGGTAGAACACGACCACTTGTTAAACCGTTTCCTAAAGCAAGTCAGCATACGTGGAAACAGCAGCAGTTATTTATATATCTGAGCAATAGAAATCAGGAAGTACGTGAACCTTACCTATTTGGCAGTTCTAGGTCACTATACGGTGTAGCAAAATATTCAAGTAGATAATGGAGTAATATAATGAGTGACTATTCAATTTCAGTTTCTTGGTCTGGAAAAGATTCTTTAGCTGACAGTGATGCCGCTAAAGTTATTTCCGGTGCTGATTTTAATACGGAATTTACAGCCGTACAAACAGCAGTAAACTCAAAACTTAATAAAAACTTTGATAACATTACTAGCCCGTCAGGAGCTAGAACAGCTTTGGGTTTAGTTCCCGGTGTTAATGTTCAAGCCTATGATGCTGATAATGTAGTCAAAGATGTAGCAAATGAATACACCAAAACTCAAAACTTTGACTGTACAACTTTAACCGATGAAGCAACTATAACTTGGGACGCATCCTCTAACCAAGTATGTAAAGTTACACTTGCTGGTAATCGCACAATGGCTGCACCTACGAACCAAGTAGACGGTGGATTTTATCATATTACTGTTATTCAGGACGGTTCAGGATCACGTACAATAACATGGAACGCTGTATTTAAGTTTCCTTCCGATACGGCTCCCACACTTACTACAACCGCATCCGAACAGGATGAGCTTACTTTCCGTTCCAATGGAACAAATATGTACCTTGTTGGTCAATCCCTAGCAGTTGCTTAATTAGGAGATAACAATGTTTGCAATACTTTCTGACGGTGCCGTAGCATCTCTTCACAATAACTCCCGATCCGTTGCTATTGCTCTTGGTAAACGTGATAATCTTTCTTACCAAGCCAACATCTGTCAAGTGTGGTCACAAGAGGAACTCAAAGAACATAACGTAGTTCGTTTTGAGGAACCTTCAGTACCTATAGGTAAACTTGAGGAAGGCGATAAGTCAGATACTATAGGTGAATTTATAGTAACTCGTAAGGCAACCTGGGTTGATGATCCTGACTACGTTGCTCCTACTCCAGTATCGGAACTTCAACAAGCTAAAAATAGTGCTATAGGAGCTATTAAACTAGAGGCGCATAAACGTATTATTGCAGCCGTACCTGAATGGAAACAACGGAATGTAATTGCCGATCTGTCCTCTGACGATGCAGACACAAAGGCAGCGGCAGCTACAGAGTGGAAAAAGGTTACTGATATTAGAACCAAGTCAGATGAATTGGAAGCATCTGCAAACGGTATGGACTTGGATGCTCTTAGACATATAGATTTAGATTGGACTGCTGACGAAAAGTGGACTGACTAATGTTAGTTTATCCCGCAGGAATACCTACTGGTAGTGCTGGTTATATCATTGAAGGCTCTGGTTCCTTTAATGGCACGGATGGAAAGTTAACAAGAACCATCAGTTCGGCAGGAAACAGAAGAACCTTTATTCTCGAAGTAATCTTTAAAAGGGGTAGTTCACAGTCAAGTTTCCTAACAGCATACTCGTCAGGTACAGACGTGTTCTATTTTTATTTAAGTGGTGGTCAGGTATATGTTCAAAATTATATAGGTGCTAATCAAATTGAACTAAAAAGTAATGCGGTTTTAAGGGACTTTGGCGCATGGTATCATTTAATTGTTGCAATAGATACGACACAATCAACTGCGGCAAATCGTGTAAAAGCATGGGTAAACGGAGTTGAATTAACTTGGGCTTCGTCACCTCAAACCTACCCTGCTCTAGACTTTGAAACTAAATGGAACACTGGTTCTCAGGAACATCAAATCGGTCATTCTTCCACCACTTATAGCTCTGATTATTTTGCCCGTGCCGCTTCTTACGACGGTGCTATAATGACTGATCCAGTTACGGATGGATTTGGTGAATACGACGATAACGGTGTGTGGGTTCCAAAAAATCCATCTAACTTATCCAGTCTAACAGGACGATCATTAATTTCTCAAGGCACTGGAAGTGTAATTGGCACTATGAATGTCAGAACATCTGCTGCATTTGATGGTAATAATAACCAAGATGAAAACAATGCAGCATCACATAACTTTGCCGCAACCACTGTTACGCTTGGAAAAGATTTTGGTTCTGGAAATGCTAAAGTTGTTAATCAAGTAAAGGCTTGGGGTTACAACGGTGGTGGCTTTACATCTAATGCAAGTGAAAACTGCACTATTACTGTTATAGGATCAAATACTGGCCTTGGAAGTGATGAAGTAACTCTTGCTACATCAGGAACTATTTCTGACACTACAGATAGTAATCCTCAAATTATTTCATTTAGTAATTCAACTGCATATCGTTATGTATATATAAAGTTAACTCAGTCCCCATCAAACTATTTCTTTGTAGCTGAACTAGAGTTTTATGAAAAAGTAACAGTAGGTTTTGGAACTACAGGCTTTCTAATTGAGGGAGGAGCAGCGTTTACTAACGGAACAGACAGTAGCGGTAACTCCCAAAACTTTACTAAAGGCGGCACTATTACCAATGTTGATGATACATTAACGGATAAAGTATCAGACAACTTTGGAAACTACCCAACTTGGTCACAAATCGACAAAGACAGCAATGTAAGTTTATCTCTAGGAAGCACCGTAGCAGAACAAGATAGCAATGGTTCCTTTAAAAATGTTTTTGCAACGCAAGTGGTCCCTAGCACTGGGAAATGGGTATGGGAAGTTAAACAATCGGGTGGAAGTCCTTTTGGCGGATACGCAACAACTGGAGTTGCATCTGTTCATGTAGATAGAACCATTGGTCGGAGTGGTGCTGGAGCAATAACTTTCGATTACCAAACTAGCTCTAACAAGATCAGAAAGTTCGGCGGTGGAACAACTGAAGCTGACTATGAGACTAGTGTGAGTATGTCTAGCGGGGAAGCATTTCAGTTTGCAATAGACTCAGACGCCGAAGAACTAAAGATTTTTGTTAACAATACGCAAGAAGGAGACACATTAGACATAAGCAGTTTAACAAAGCCCTATAAAATTATATCGCAAATTGCTTCAGGCGGAACAGTTGATCATACCTTAGTCACAAACTCCGATGATTTTGAAAATAACGTACCAACAGGATACAAAACTATAAACACCGCTAACCTTCCAGCCCCGACTGTTACGGACCCAAGTGAATATTTTCAAACCAAAACGTATACAGGAAACGCCGGTACGAACGCGCTTACCTTCGATGGTAATAGTGACTTACAACCTGATCTTCTCTGGATAAAAGGTCGCAGCGATTCTGGTGAAGGTGTGCTTGTTGATGTAATTAGAGGTTCTACTAAAGTCGTAACACCAGATGACGACTCTGCTGAATTTACTGACACGTCAGCGGTTACTGCATTTAATAGTGATGGATTTACTCTAGGGGCTGGCGATAGCCGAAACGATACAAACGACAACACTAAAACATATGTTGCTTGGGGTTGGAAAGCAGGGGCTTCTAATACTAGTGTCTCGTCAAGTGGCTCAGGAAGTGGTGCGACTAACGCTTGTACGCATAGAGCAAACACAACCTCTGGTCTTAGCATTATTAAATATACAGGGTTTAACAGCACAATTTCAACGGGACAACACACGCTTGTTACGCACGGGCTAGGTTCCGCTCCCGTATTCATGATGGGTAGAAGTTTAGACACTGTACAAGATTGGTTCTGTCTGCCGGGGGAAAATGATCCTACGGGAAGTGGAAGATGGGGATTAGACAACCACATGCGCTTAAGTACTAGTGACGATTCATCTGGCTCATTGCATGTTCAGCCAGCTTTTCCAACTTCAACCGCTGTTAGAATTGGACATAATGACCTAGTAAACAAGAATGGTGATGAGTTCATTATGTATGCGTGGATTCGTGTGCCGGGTATGTATGCATACGGAACTTATGCTGGAAATAGTTCTGCTGATGGCCCAACGATTATTGTTAATGATGGTGGTAATGGATTTAAACCAGCATGGTTAATGATTAAAAGAATTACTGCAAATGAAAACTGGATTCTTTTTAGTAGTAAAACTGATATAGATAATCCAGCGGAACATTACTATATGGCTGATGCGCCTAATGCTGAAAATGATGGTACTGGTGGTAATGATGTAGATTTTCTGGCAAATGGATTTAAACTAAGATCATTAAATGCTGGAACAAATAGTAGTGGAACTTATATGTATCTAGCAATGGCAGAACATCCATTCGGTGGTGATGGTGTAGCACAAGCGAAAGCGAGATAATGTATGGACCCAATTACTATAGCTGCCGCAATTACCGCTACCAAAACTCTAGTAAAATCTGCTAAAGGTGTTCAGGAAATTGCTCATGGTTTAGATGGTTTATTTCAAGCAAAAGAACAACATGAGCAAAATAAAAAACATGATCCCGGTAGCTCAATCGGTAAGAAAAACAAAAGTATTCTACAGAAACGAGCTAGAGATGATGGATCAGAAACTTCAATGTCATCTGCGGCAGCAGCAGTAATTGAAAAAAAGCAATTAGATCAACAACTTAGTGACCTTAAAGACGAGATAAATCGTAAGTGGCCTACGAAAGTAGGAGAAAAAACTACTTGGGACCTTATACTTGAGGAACGTGAGAAACGAATTGCCGATAAAAAGAAACGTGAGAAGCAAGAAAAGATAGACGCAGAGGAACGTGCTAGACATAGAAAGGCTATTTTATTTGAAATTAGTAAGGGTCTAGCTGTTATAGTTATTGCTGGTGGAATTGGGTGGTTTCTTTATTGGGCAGCAACATCAGGACCAGCGGTGAGCTAATATGGAATTCGGTATTAGAGAACTTGTACAATTTGGTACACTGTTAGCATCATTAGCTGGAGCATTTGCAGTAGTTAAGTCTCAACTATCTAGAGTTATTCAGGACATTGCTCAAATAGAAAAAGTATTAAATGACGTTAATACACGTATAGATCAAGCCGATGCAGATAGAGCGGTAATAAAACATCAGAACAAAGTATTTGGAACTATTCTAGCCCCCGCTAAACTTGAAGAACAACATAGGGAAATATCTGAACTTAGAACTGAAATGCGAGTCGTACATAAAAATTTAGATGCGTTATCCCACATGCACAATGGCAGACATCCAATAATTAAAGGAGATTAAATATGGCTAATTATAATTACGGTAATATGAAAAATAAGAAAAAGAAGAAAAAGAATAAGAAAAAATAATAATGACTACTAAACGTAAAAAAAAATCAGTTTCTTTACGTAAAGAACACAAAAGTAAAACAGGTGGTCTTACCGAAAAGGGGCGTAAGTATTTAAATAGAAAGACAGGTTCTAATCTTAAACCTCCGCAACCAAAAGGAGGAGCTAGAAAACGATCCTTTTGCGCCCGTATGTCTAAAGTTAGAGGACCCATGAAAGACTCAAAAGGTAGGCCTACACGTAAAGCATTAGCTCTAAGAAAGTGGAAATGTTAATGGCTAAAAAAGATGCTTGTTATCACAAAGTAAAATCTCGTTATACAAAGTGGCCTTCCGCTTACGCATCAGGTGCTTTAGTTAAATGTCGTAAGATGGGTGCTAAAAATTGGGGAACTAAAAGTGGCAGCAAAAAGAAAAAGTGATGGCTTAAGAAAGTGGTTCTCTAGAAATAGTGGCAAGGGTTGGATTGACTGTAAAACAGGTAAACCCTGTGGTAGAAAATCAGCTACTAAATCTAAACGAGGCTACCCCGCTTGCCGTCCTACAAAAGCTCAATGCACTTCCGCAATGCGTAAGAAAAAAGGCCCTGCTAGAATTAGTTGGAAAAACACAAAGAAGAGGAAAAAGTAAATGGGTAAAGGAATGAAACATTACTTCCGTAATGGTACGTTGCATAAAGGTGGAACACATAAGATGCCGAATGGAGAGCTACACTCAGGCGCAAGACATACTAATTCTAGTAAAAAACTTTTTCACTTTAAAGACTTATCTAAAACTGCTAAAAAGAAAGCTAGAGCAAATGCCTAGTTTTGGAAGAAGAAGCCAGGAAAAACTACAAGATTGTGATCCACGTATTCAGTTAGTTCTTCAAGAAGCTATTAAACACTATGATTTTTCCGTATTGGAAGGGTATAGAACTGAAGAAAAACAACAGGAATATTTTGAGTCGGGCGCAAGCAAAGTGCAGTATCCCAATTCAAAACATAATTCATGTCCTGCTATGGCAGTGGATGTGGTTCCCTATCCTATTGATTGGGATAATCTCCAGCGGTTTAAAGAGTTGTCTGAAGTTATTAAGACGGCTTGTGAAACTGTGGGTGTAGATAATTTATATTGGGGTTTCGATCTGTGGCAGTGGGATATGCCACACTGGGAACTTAGAAATGAGCCTGTGAGTTTTTAATGTTACCTTTACTTGGCCCACTTGTTAGCGGTGTATTTGATATAGGCAAACAATACTTTGCCAACAAAGCAGAGAAGTCAAAAGCCAAACATGAACAAGAAATTGCTGTAATCCGTGGGGATCAAAAGTGGGACGAGATACAGGCTAGGAATAGTAACGATAGTTGGAAAGATGAATACCTTACCATTGTTATAACGTCACCGTTTATTGCTATGTTTCTCGCAGCGGTGTTTGATAATAGAGAAATGGTAGATCGAATTGGAGAAGCATTTATTATTCTTCAAAGTGAAGTACCGGAACAATATTGGACATTATTAATTATAGCCTTTGGTGCATCATTTGGAGTTAAAGGTGTAATCAAAGGAACTAAAACATTTATTGATGGGAAGAAAAAGTAATGGCTTATCGTCAGATTATTAATAGAGTTTTAATTAGACTACGTGAAGATGTTCTTTCCTCTAACTGGACGGGAGCAGTTATTGACGCTTCTTCCGATCAAGTAGACGCTTATCAAAAATTAATATCTGAACTTGTTAATGAATCAAAACAAATTGTGGAAGACTCATGGAACTGGAGTACGCTACGGAGTATACAAACAGCAGCAACAAGTGCAGGAACCGATGAATATACTTTATCTAATTTAAACAATCGTTCACGTATTCTACAGGTTATTGATGATACAAATGATGCAACTCTACAGCAAATGTCTGATGAACTATATTATCGGTATAAATATATAGGAACAACTCAACAAGGTGTTCCATCTTTTTATCGAATTACAGACAGTAACAAGATTGCATTTTGGCCTGTACCTGATGGTTCCTACAATATAAGAGTACACGCTGTACAGCCACAGGATGATTTATCCAATGCAACTGACACGCTTACTGTTTCGGAAAATGTTGTTGTACTAGGTGCATATATGTTAGCACTAAATGAACGAGGAGAAGACGGTGGTACAGCAAGCACAATAGCTGTAGCACGTTTTCAAGATGCTTTATCTGATGCTATTACACAGGATCAAAACAGAACAGTAAACGAGACAACTTGGTATGCCAGCTAAACAAATCTCACCAGTTGTTCTTAACACATTAGGAACCGCTGGACTTAATACTCAAGCACAGGAAAGCACGTTAGGCCCTGAGTTTCTAACGGAAGCAACTAATGTGGTGTTTGATTATCAAGGTCGTATTACATCTCGAAAAGGAATTAAACAGGTATCTAAACTCGTAACTGCTACAGCTAAAGTTAACGGAGCAACTAGCAATACAACAACTCTTGTAGTTGATAATAACAGTGGCACTATCTTAAGTGGTATGACTGTTACAGGTACAGGTATTAGCGGTACTGTAACTGTAGCCTCACTTTCAGATCAAAATAATTTAGTGTTGTCTACTAATCAATCGTTAAGTGATAATGTTGATTTAACTTTTACATTGATATCAGATGTAAAATCTATTGGAGAGTTTATTAAATCAGATAGAACTAGAGAATACTTTGCTGCTATGGGCAGTAATATATTTAAAATAGGCACAAGTGCTACTCCACATACGATGACACTCCAATCGTTTGCTAACTCGCCACAAACAATTACTCAAGCTAATTGGCAGTTTTTTAACTTTAACAAGGAAATGTGGGGAGTTCAGACAGGGCATAAACCGATTAACTATGATGGTACAAACTGGAGTGATGTTGATGATTTAGGAGCTTATGTAGCTCCATCCGGTGTAACCACTTTTGATCCATCTTGTGCGGTTGCTGGATTTAGTCGTATCTGGTACGGTGGTATTACTGAAGCACCCGGCACTGTTTTTTATTCCGACAACCTTATCGGTGAAAAACTTAATGGCGGTGCGGCAGGGTCTATTGATTTAAATACAGTCTGGGGGAATGATGAAATTGTTGGGTTTGCTACTTTAGAAAACAAACTTGTTATCTTTGGTAAGGAAACTATTGTTATTTATAAGAAAGCTGATGACCCATCAAATATAGAACTAGATGAAATTATTAGAGGAGTAGGGTTAGCTGGTCGAGATAATATTGTTTATGTTAATACTGATGTAGTCTTTATGAGTTATGAGGGACTACGTGCAGTTTCACGTACTGTAGCTAATGATGGTAAGTCTCCTATTGATGATCTGTCATTAATGGTTCGTAATGACCTTACAAGAATTTTATCTACAGTAGATGTATCAACAATTAAAAGTACGTATTATCCTCAAGATGGTTTTGTTGTAACTTTTATTCCAATTAATAATCAGTGTTACGTGTTTGACTTCGCACAAAGCCAGAGAGCTAGTAATCCACGTATTACTACATGGTCCTTTACTGATGGTCCGTCCTGTGGTCTAAGCACACTTGATGGTAAATTGTTTATAGGTACAAAAGATTCCGTAGCGGAATACGATGGATACTATGATGTATCAATTAATGCTAGTGATGCGTCAACTAACTCTACCTATGACTATATATTTCAAACATCTTGGTTAGACTTAGGTAGTCCTGCTATATCTAAAATTGTTAAGTCTGGTATCTTTACAATAGTAGGTGGTCGAGGTGGTCAAGCTCAAGTAGCAGTGTACAAAGACTACGACATTGGTTCTCCATTTACAAAAACATTTAATCTTGTTTCCGCACAAACAATTTTTCTTTATGGTAAAAGTGATGCTTTATATGGTTCAGCTAAGTATGCTTCAACGGTTGGACCTACGGAATATAAAATAGCTTTAGCACGTACAGGTAAAACAATTAAACTTAAGATGACAAATACTGTGGCTGGAAACTACTCTAGTTTAGTTAATACAATGCTTCTCACAAAACAAGGTAAAATAAGGTAAAGGATAAATTTCATGAGTGGACTTTTTAGTAGTATAGCTTCAGGGGTAGGAAACTTTTTTTCTAACCCACTTGTTCAAGACATTGGAGGTAGGCTTATATCTGGTGGGCTTTCTTACTTAGGCGCAGATAAAACGATACAAGCAGCACAAGACGCTGCACGTATGCAAGCAGAAGGACTACGAGATGTTGCTAATATAACTGCTGCCGGTAGTAATCCATATTCAGTAGGATCATTAGGTGGAACTGCTGAATTTGATCCTGAAACTAAATCAGCCTTGTTAAATTTATCTCCTGAACTATCTGATATTTATTCAGGTTTGTTGTCCCGATCTGGTATGTTTGGATCACAGGCCGGTCTTTATTCAAGTCTTGACCCCTTTGCCGCTGGAGATTTATTTTACCAACAACAGCAAGCTCTAGTAGCTCCCGAAGAAGAACGTATGAGGACTGACCTTGAAACTCGTTTGCTTTCTCAAGGAAGACTTGGAACTACCGGAGGTGGTAGAAATATTGAAGATTTAGAAAGAGGACTTGCAACGGCTAGAGATGCACGTCGAGTAGCGTCATTTAATCAAGCTCAAAATTTAATTGATGCTTTGTTGGGTAGAGAGTCGGCTGATATTGAAGCTGCTACATCTCTTCTTGATGTTCCATTGCAACAAGGAAAACTTGGAATGGGTATTGGAGGAACCGTAGGTGCTGGCGTTTCTGC